GAAAGATATCCGGATCTGATGCCGTACCGGGCGCTTGTCGGAGGAAACGCTTCAGAAGAGGCACCAGTATCCCTTGCATTAACACCGGGCTTGCAGGCCGATCCCGATTATGACAAATTCTTCTCTCTCCGCAAGCTGGCACAGATCTGTCAGTGTGAAGAAAAAGTCGCCAGGAAGATCTTAGTCGATGAGGGTGTGATCGCATACCAGAACACCCACCTGATCCTTACCCATTATGGAGACCGGTTCGGAAAGATCTTTAAAGTCACCCCGGAAGCCCCGCACAGAACGTATGAGGAAAGCAGGATCCGGTATAGCCCGGACGCCGTCCAACTCGTACGCGGGAAATTGTTCTGCATTCAGACAACACTTACGCAGGGAAAGAAAGCGACGGGGTGACCTCGATGGGCAAGCGAAAACGCATGTTACAACGAGCAGCACCGCTGCTGTTCCGGACGCATGACCTGTATGCAGAGTGCCGGAAGTATGGCGTGAGGGATATCTATGATCTGCCGGTCACGGTGCATTTCGCGTTCCGGTCGGAGCGACTACGAGGTGCAGCGTGAGAGCACAGTATTGCCGGGAGCATATCGACAAAGTAGCTGAAGAGTGCGGCATCAGCGAAGAGTACGTCTCGGATGTGAAGAAAGCTGCCAAGTTTTGTTCAGTGGCAGGAGAATTCTCCGACTGTGCCACCAGCGCAATTCTGGCTTTGATTAACGTTTCGGATGATTTGGTGAGAGATAAAGCCATATCGTCCGTGTCAAATTCGTTGAAATCGCTCAAACATCCTCTGACCGGGCAGTTCCTGAAAGAGCGAAAATTGCCGGAAAAGACCATCAAAAAGGTGATCCGGAATATCGAGCGGGAAGTCCGGGGCGAGCTGACAAAGACCTACGAGAAAGAGCAGCAACCTGCACCGGAAACACCAAAAGAACCTGAAAAAGAGCATTTCGTTGGGGCACAGACCGGGTTCACGACCGCGGCAAGGATGAGTGACGGTCTGGGCAACACATTCATACGGGGAAATCCGCTCAAGGTCACTCCTGTTCAGTTGACAAAACAACAGGCAGAATCTGCGATAACGTCTGTAGTCCGGGGTCACTGGACGGATAAAGATCGTGCCGCCCTGGATGATCTCCGTAAGAACGGAGAGCTTGGCGAGACGGATCACGATATCCTCTACAACGCGATGTGGACGTGCCATGATCGGTTGGGGGGTGCCTGATGGCCGAACACAAAAGAGGTCACAAGGGGACAGTATCGACCCTCCGGTACAACCGGCAACGGCGTCGGATAAAGAAAGGACTGGAGAAACCGATTGAGTATACCACGACAGTAGAAGAAGCAGCGCTCGCGTTGGTGATGTGATATTGTCGCATCTACCTACCTACCTAAGCGTACCGTCCGGTTATGTTATGTTATGTAACATAATCCGAAGATCGGATTTTGGCATTAAATCAATTTCAGGGTTCCATTCGCTACAAAGGGGGAGGGGTCTTTGAGGAAGAACCACACCGTCAGTCTCGAAGAAGAAGATGTGCAACTTGCGCAAGCACTCGGTCTGACAAATCTTTCCGATTATGTCCGGAGTGCAATCTCGTATTTCATTTCTGGTTCAGATCGGGAACTCACCCCCTCCGAGATCCGCGAACTCTCAAAGAAACTCGCTCTGGAAAAGCGAGCAGAACTCCAAAAACAACAGAAAATCACCGGCCAGTCCGATGAGGAAAAACAGAAGATCGAAGATCTCCGTGCAAAACGGCTCGGAAAGATCATCGAATCGGTGAAAATTGAATCTTCCCGGGTCGGGTTCGACCGGTTCAAACGATATCTGGACGATCCTTTTGGTGACTATGTTGCGATCCAGGATGACATTATAGCAGCAGTCTCGAATAGTGCCGGTTTCCCGGTGGATCTCGCTGATGTTGTCCAGGCGTTTAAAACGGTGTTGGCATGAGTTTCAACCGTGGCCCCCGGATTAAGAACGCAAAGAAAACCGTTGTCGATAAGATCACTTTTGCATCCCGTATGGAAGCCCGACGCTATATTGAGCTCAAGAAACTGAAAGCGGCCCGCGTTGTAACAAAGATTGAATGCCAGCCGGTATTTGAACTCCAACCGGCGTACCGGAAATGCTGCGATGTGAGATATGATGCAGAAATGACGCCGTTTCTCTATAAAAAAGGTATCTGTGAGGTATGCGGGAAGAAGATGCCCGTGGTCAAGGCGATCCGGTATGTTGCCGATTTCCGTGTGACCTATGCTGACGGCAGGGTAGAGATTGAAGAAGTGAAAGGGTATGCCCAGGAGGTTTGGAGAATCAAGAAGAAAATTTTCGAATTCCGGTACCCGGAGATCACCCTTAAAGTAATCAAAAAGGTGAGATCGTGACTCACCAGCGTAAAGAGGGGATAAAAACCCCGAAGGACGAGTGGGAAACCCCGGACTGGCTCTTTGTATTACTTGACCGGGAATTTGATTTCCGGGTGGATGCAGCCGCTCGTAAACATAACACAAAGACCGGACTTTACTTCGAGGATGCACTTTCCGTTGACTGGGCGCAGCAAGGGGGAATTGATCCCAGCTATTTCCTTAATCCTCCTTATAGTGCGGGAAATATCTCCCGTTTCATGAAGAAAGCCTATGAGGAATCCCTGAAGGGTGCGGTCGTGGTATGTCTGGTGCCGGTCGCATCGGATACTGAGTGGTGGCATAACTATGTGATGAAATCAGACGAGATCCGGTTTGTCAAAGGCCGGTTGAAGTATATCGGGTACGATGAACAGGGCAACCAGATCAAGAACTCACCAATGTTCTCGTCATGTGTTGTTATTTTCCGCGAAATGTATAAAAAAAGATTCACTCCGTATATCGGGAAAATAATTGAGCAACCCCGGAAGGTGCCGAAGTGACCGCCAAGTGTACCAAATGCGAACACCCGGTAACTGCACTCGTACCGGAGACTTGGATAAAGAAACACCCGGAACTCGCGGGGTTATGTCTCGATTGTTTAGCTGAATGGCAATTAATGCATGAGGGGGATAATAAGTGATCGTGTCAACGGATACATGGGGCATCACCAAGAACAGCCGGGAAACCGTCCATTCCTTTCGTAACGGCCGCCGGCGCTGTCCCTCAAAAGGACACGCTCACGGCTGGTTATTCCTTGCTTTGCCGGAATGGAACCCCGAAAATGAGCGTACATGCCCGATCTGTCTTGATATTATGATGCTCGAAAAGACACAAAAAAGGCAAGAGCACCAGAAGTAACTTAATTGGGTCAAATTGATAAAATAGTGATAAAATTCCCTCGTTTTTTGGTTTTATGACTTCAACACTTGAATAAAATTAATCATATGTCGAGAGAAACATGCTGTTACTATAGCAATGATATTTGTAGAGATTGATCAGGTGAATTTATGCCAGAACAAGATTTGACAATCCTTTCAAAGTTTGTTTCCAAATTAACGATTTTCACGCTGGTTATTTCCTTTATTTATATCATTTTTCTGGGATTTGTATATTATAATTGGTCTGTTGTCAAATCATTTTTTTTGTATTTTGATTATCATAGCCCCATATCATTATTATTGGCAAATACGATAGTTTCAGTTTTTACTCAGCCCAGTACGTTACTAATATCACTTGCAATTGGAATTGTTATCCCTTTTTTCTATACGGCTCAAAAGATAAAAGAGGAAGGTCACGTCTTTTTTGATAGCGACAGTATAGAAGCAAAATATTTCAAATCATTATTTATTGTAATGAACAACATTTCATACATCCTTATACCATTTGGTGTTTTTTTATTCAGTTATCAAAAATATCCGGAATTGGGAACATTAGTTGCAATTTATTTATTCAACAATTTGATAGCATTAAATTTGTTATCATATTGGGTAAATATTACCAACGATTATGAAAAATTAAAAAATTTCAAATCATCAACCGCCCTTTTCAAAATTTTAATTAATAAAAGGGATGTAATTGCAAGTGGAATTATTTTTATTATTCTCTTCTTCGCATTTGTGCTCTTTTTCGAAATGAATTTTAACCTGATTTCTCTCATTTATATTGAAATAAGCCTATTTATTGATTATTTCATATTCTGCTCTGTAACATATAATATCGAGGGACCGTTAAATATTTTCTTTACAGATAATCAATCAAATATTGCCAATGCGTACATTTTTGAAAATTCGCCTCATAAAGATTATTTATTCATAATTATGGAAAACAATGTCAAGAAAAAACTAATGAAATCATCAATTCGAAGCATGGAACCTTCATAACGCTATTGATCGATCATTACCTCACTATAACGGATAAAATTTCAATAACAGCAAAAAGTGTAAGCACCTCCGAACATCAAGACGGTGTGCCCGACCGGGACTTTTATTTCCATGATCTCCTATTTCTCAATTCTCTCCCATCTCTCCCATTTTTCCCGTTTCTAAAATGAAATCTTAAGCTCCTGTCTATTCTTTTTGGTAAATGCCCCTCCAGCGTGGCGGGGCTTTTGGAGTATAACAATGACAAACCCGATTGCAACGCCCACAGGGCTGTATAAGGCTGGTTCGGCCGGTGTCGGCGGCGAATACCAGACGCTTGACTCGATCAACCAGCGGATCTTTATGCTGAACCAGGAACGCATCGTCTATGGTCTCCAGTTCGCTGCACCGGCCACAGTGCCGGTAAACAACGAAGGCATTAAGGACAGCGTGATCATCGATATTGTCCTCGACGGCGACGATGCCCACACTATTCACGACCCGCACAAATCGTATTCGTTCCTGTATTGTACGGACTATCCTGCACAACAGAATGGAACATGGTTTGGATTCTTCAATGTGCCAAACAACAACCCGTCGCTGATTGCCCCCGGAGCACATCAGGTAACCGTCAAGGTAGCACCCCGTACACCTCCTCTTGCCGGCACATCCTCCGCCAACCAGATCCTGCCATCCCGGAACTTCTCCCCGGCTGCCGGTGGCGTCAGCAAGACGTTCGTCTATTTCATCGAACCGATTGCAAATACACCTTCGCAGATGTCAGTGTGACCATGTCTGTTCAAACGGATCCAAACGAGATCCCCCAGAACGATCCGAATGCACGCGCCGGGTTCACGTTCGACCCATACGCTGCACTGTGCCAACAAGGAAATATCATTTCCTTTATCCCGTTCAGCTACCGGGACGACCACATCTATCAGGACGGTTTCGATGTCGGGTTCCGTGCCATGTCCCCTGCCGACATACAGAAGTGCCCGCCGTTCTGGGTGGATAAACAATACGTCTGGGAAGCAGGCCAGGACGCCGGGTTCAAAGCCGGCAGGCTCTCGGATGCCGACAAAGCCCGGATCGCTGCACAACCCCCGGTATTGCTCACGGTAGACCCCCGTACCGGGTACAGCATCGACCCCTGGAGCGGCCCGGAATATCTCCTAGATGTGCACGATCCCCGTATTCCCTACCACACCAAGCGGCAACAGATGGTCGCGCTGCTCGCAGCCCAGGAAGGGGCAGCTGCAAATGATCGGGAATCCATCCCGGTCTGCCCTCCGCTGTTTAGCGACGTGGAGCATTACTGGGACTCGGACTCGATTGCCGGGTATGAGGCAACTCATAGTACCACGCTCCTCCGGATCAAGGGATTCGTGATCAACGAGTTCCTGACTAAAGCCGGGACTGCCGACTGGATGAGTATTGCCCTCAAGATAGCCTTCGGGCCGGTATTACTATACGGCGGCTCCACCCTCTTGCACCTGCTCTAGTATCACCTAATAATCACCTTCGGGCCCGTGTTTGCCTGCCGTCTGGACCCTGCCGGCACGGCGCAAAGCCCTCACGGGTGCGGTTCACTCCGCCCGGGCCTATTCACATGGCGACAATATCAGAAAGCGACTGGCGGCGCACCATCCAGCCCCAGTGCATAGATGCCCGGCCAGTCCGAGGCGGAACGAATTGCTCCCACCCAGCAGGAAGCGGGTATTGCTATTTCAAAAACTGCCCGAAAGTCTCGCTCCCGTGAGGTACGCATGGAATTCAAGAAAGTTTTCATAAGCGAATTAAAACCTGCGAAATACAACCCCAGGAAAGACCTCCAGCCTAACGATCTGGAATACCAGCGCATCAAGCGGTCTATTGAAGAGTTTGGCTATGTGGACCCAGTCATAATCAACAGCGACAATACGGTAATCGGCGGCCACCAGCGGCTCAAGGTGCTCAAAGAACTTGGTAACGCCCAGATTGATGTCGTCCTGATTGATATTCCCAAAAACAAGGAGAAAGCGCTCAACGTCGCCCTCAACAAGATCAGCGGCGAGTGGGACATGGATCGACTCACGGTGCTCCTTGGCGAACTGAAAACGGAAGGGCTGCTCGATATTACCGGTTTTGATGAAAAGGAATTCGCGGCATTAAAGGTGGATCTGGAAAAAGTCGATGACCCCAAAGAGGTTCCGTTGAAATCCGCATTTGAAGTCATCATCGAATGTCCTAACGAAAGCGAGCAGGAAAAAACTTACAACGAGCTTGTGGAGGCCGGGTACAAGTGCCGCGTTTTGACATTGTAAAGGAAATCAAGGCAGACGGTACGTTCAAAGTGGAACAGGTCAAGGGAGCCTTTGACCTGCAAACCTCCACTATCCGGGAACATTTTGCCGGCGATATTGCCATTGAAGGTAAAGACTGGAACATCGGCCTGATAGTAGGCCGGAGCGGAACCGGTAAAACCACTATCGCAAAGGAAGTTTTTACCGCTGGATATATTGAGCCACACTCCTACGGTACTGCTGCCATCGTGAATGAGATGCCGGAAGGAATTCCCTATGCAACCATCACGAAGATGTTCACTGCCGTCGGCTTTTCATCGCCGCCCTCATGGCTGAAACCCTATGCCGTACTGAGTAACGGGGAGAGGATGCGGGTTGACCTCGCCCGGGCGCTCCTTGAAGACCGCGACGTGATAGTATTTGATGAATACACTTCAGTGGTAGACCGGGACGTTGCGAAAGTCTGTTCTCTTGCGGTGAATAAGGCAATTCGAAACCAAAACAAGAAATTCATTGCCGTCTCCTGCCACGATGACATTATAGCATGGCTGCAACCTGATTGGGTCTACGATACCAATCAGCAGACCTTTTCCTTTCGGGACAGAAACGAACCTCGCCCTGAAATCAAGGTTGACATCTTTGACACCCACAGAAACACAGAGCTGTGGTCGGTATTTGGGAAGTATCACTATCTGAATGCCGAAGTCAAGCGAGGCACTGACATTTTTGTGGGCTGCATCAACAACGCCCCTGTCGCTTTCTGTGCCGTCAGGCACTTTCCCCACCCAAAGAATCCCCGGTTGAAGATGGTTCACCGGCTCGTTGTCCTCCCCGATTATCAGGGCATCGGCATAGGAACACGGTTCCTGGGATTCATTGCGGACCTGTATACTCGTAGAGGGTTTACCGTGCACCTGGTTACTTCTCAGGTATCGCTCATCAGTTCCCTCAAAAAACATGGCTGGCGTCTGGTCTACTACGGCCACCAGACGAAGCAGGTTGGCGGTCTTTTGTACCTGAACAAAACGAACAGCAACCGCAGGATAACGGCATCCTTCGCATATACCGGGGAGTCTTGAATGCCCAAGAAGAAACCACCGGCTGAACTCAAAAAGCGGGGCCGTAAAAAGATCCCGATTGATTACGAAAAAGCCGAAAAATTGGCATCCATAATGTGCACGCAAGCGGAAATAGCATCTGTTCTCGGTATTCCCCTCGGTACATTGGATCACGATCCCGAATTCCTACGTATCCATAAAAAAGGCTTGGAACATGGAAAGGCATCACTGCGCCGTATGCAGTATGCCGCTGCGAGTGGCGGTAACCCCACCATGCAGATCTGGCTTGGGAAACAGTATCTTGAGCAACGGGATAAGATGGACGTCGAAAACACCATCACAACCGAAGAAGTCCTCGGTCGTGAGAAAGCTCTGATTGAGATCGTTAAGGAGGCTATCCGTGCAGAAGCAGACCCCGAAACCACGCGCAAAATCGTCGCACACATCAAAACCCGCTGCAATCCCGTCAATACGTGATCAACTCAACAATCAGTTTGTCAGCGGCTTTGAACTTGCCAAGCCAGTGGTGGATATTCTCACCTTCGCAGAGTCACCGGAGTATCTCAGTCGTAAACTATTCCCGGCACAGCAGGAAATCCTTGCCGAGTTCTACGACCCCGCGAAACCCTATGAAGAGCTGCTCCTGATCTGTGGCAGGGATTCCACCAAGACGTTCATGGTAAGTATCATCGCCGCATATACCGCATACCTGTGGCTGGAGATCCCAGACCCGTATTATCTCTACCAGGGACGGGTTGACCGCGGCAAAGAAGTCCACATCATCTGCCTTGCGGTCAAGAGCGAACAGGCCACTATTCTTCTGGACGAAATCAAAGCCAAGATTAACACGAGCCCTTATTTCGCTGATAAAATCGTCTCGATGAATAATTTTGAGATTGTCCTCAATAAGAATCTGCACATTATCGCGGCAACCTCCAACAGCGCATCAGAGGTCGGAAAGACAGCTATCCTCGTCCTGTTCGATGAGATCGGGAAATACGGGCAGGAGCAGGGTACTAGAGACGGCGAAGAAGTCTATGATTCGCTCACTCCTTCTGTAGGTCGGTTTGCTTCTAACCGCCCGGAGTTCCTGAAACGGTGTGCCGGGGATGCCGGTCTCGAACGAATCGTCCGGTTCCTGGGCCGGGTTGTGTCGATGTCTACACCTATGGGAAAACAGGGTATTCTCTGGCGCATTTACCAGACCGCCCTTCGAATGCCCGAGGGGATCCGCATGTATCACCGGCCAACCTGGGAGATGAACCCGAATTACCCCATTGGGTGTGCGTATCTCGAAGAACAAAAGAAAAAGAATCCGGCGGCGTTTAACCGCGAATACGGAGCGGAGTTTGATGAAGCGGTCGATGCCATGTTTCCCCGGGAAATTGTTGATCGAAACAGCCGGGCATCACCGGCCCCCTACGATTACCAGGTGGAATATATCGGTGTCCTCGATACGAGCAAACACAAAGACGCCTTCGGCTTTGCTATCGGACACCTGCTCGGCGGCCGGGTCATTATCGACGTGGTAAAGTATTTCTTCCCGGATAAGGGCGTACTGAACTGGAACCACGTCACAAACGAAATTAAACAAATATGCCGGCGCTATCGTGTCGATCACCTCCTGCATGACGGGTACGAAGGGGAAGCGGTCAAACTGTATTTCAACAACTTCCTGCTGACGGAAACGCCGTTCAGTGGTTCGTACAAAATGCAGATTTACTCATCACTGGAAGACCGGATGTACCAGAACCAGATCGAGTATCCGGCGGAGCCCCGGCTGCTTGCTGAGCTCAAAGCCATCCAGAAGAAATGGAACGGCGACAAGTTCACCATCCATCACCCGGACAGCGGGCCGGTAACGACCGATGAAGGTCCCGATCTGATCGCCAATCTCTCGTATTTCCTGTTTACCCGATTTGTGAAAACCCGGGAGGGCATTGATGACAGCCGGTCGTCAGGCTGGCCCGATGATGATAATCAATTGGATATTGCATTTATCGCTGGCGGGCAGGTGCACTATTGACGTTCATTTTCAAGTGCATGAGTAAAGAGATGGTCATTGCAGAGGCCGCTCGGGTTATGCTCGCGATTGAAAGGAATGCCAGTATGTCACTTATCATCGAACCTTGCCCGGATTCGGACAAACCTGGATGGTGGCAGGTTCGGGAATACCCGATATTTCCCGTTCCCCAGTACACATCCAAATCGCACCGGAAAAGCGAGCGAAAAGTCCGGCGGGATATGGGTAGGCCAAGACTTCGCCCGACCGTTTAAAAAGTGTTCATCCTACGCTTACGTATCCTCAAGCAGTAAAAAATACTCTTCACGGGAAATCCCGGCAGATTTCAGATTATTCTTGATA